CTCTATATTCGATCTCATGTATATGACGACCGGGGAAGCATCCAAAGACCTAAACGTGTCAATAAACACGGTCATCAGGTGGTTCGAAGCAGGCGTATTGCACGGTTGGGTTACGCCCGGCGGACATCACCGGATCTTGGCTACAAGCGTCGAAGCAGTCCGACGCCACCCCGCGGGGCAAAACGTGATTGTCATTACGACATCGGAGGTCGAGTGATCGATGGAATTGCAATATGGCTGGCCGTGGCTTCAGGACCGGCAAGCATCCCTGACAGCGCCTACACAGGGCCGTGGTACGTCCATAGCGCTGAACCTTTCAGGAAATGCGTCATGTGGCGCGAATCCCACGGCCGCTACAAAGCGGACGGCCAATATGGTTCAGGCGCCTACCAGTTCATTCAATCAACGTGGAACGCATACGCGAAACTCGCGGGTCTAGCCGAGTGGGTCGGAATCCGGCCCTACAAGGCGCCTGCAACCGTTCAGGACACCGTGTTCTGGCGGGCTTACTGGAGAGGAAAGGGGAAACACCATTGGAGCCCTACGCACGCCCTAACGATCGGCAAAAGCGTCAAGTCATGTACCTGAACACGTTCGTGTTCCTCTGCGGGATAGTGGGAGCCATGATCCTCGTCGGATTTATCGAAATGTTGGGGACATGATGGGAGTCCAAAAAATTGGCGGTGCGCAGTTGCACATTGAGGCCGCCCGAAATGGAAACACCGTTCAGGTGTGGATGAACGATAACCTGAACCTGACGTGCGCCATGTTCTCCACCGAGCAGGCGATAGACCTGGCTAGGATGCTGGCCCGATCGATAGATCAGGAGCCCGTTGATGAATGATGTGATGCGGGACTATAAGTGGACGTGCAAACTTTGCGAGGCTTCAGGTTTTGGCGGGGTTGTCAACTATTCACGGCATTATCAGGACGCTCATAAGCCGTTAGAAATGGAGCGGTACCGTGTCATTTGACTTAGCTGACTACATCACCGTCGCCATGCGGATGCGGGAGTTCTACAAAAAGTATCCCGACGGCTCCCTGCAGCTTGATACGCCGACTATCACTGAGATCTGCGGGAAAACGTGGGCTATCGGCCGGGCATACGCCTATCGCACGCCAGATGACCTAAGACCAGGTATTGGGACCGCCATGGAAGTAATACCTGGTCTAACGCCGTACACACGTGGCTCTGAGATCCAAAACCTAGAAACCAGCTGCTGGGGACGTGCTCTTGCCGCCATTGGGGTTGGTATTGAGAAGGGCGTAGCGACTTCTGACGAGGTCAGGGCCGCTAAGGCCCGTGAAGGGGTCTACAAGACTACAGACGCCGACTCGGAGGATTACTACTCTAAGCCCACGCCGAGGCCTACAGACCGCCTTAATGGCCCGGCAGCACGGCACTATGACTCTAAGCCCCTGACGCCTAAGCAGATGGGCTTACTGTCAGGGAAACTCAGGGAACGCGGGATCGTGGATGACGCGCTACTTGGGGCGATCAATGGGCTGTTCATGCTCGATGGTCGAGAGCAGGTAAATGCAACATCAGAAATTACAAATGCAGGGCTCGACTACCTATTGGACAACCTAGACAAGCTGCAGACGGTTGATCAGTTCATAGCCGAGATGGAGACGTAAACGATGGGTGCCGAGGTATGTCGGGACCGGCGATGTTAGAGCCCGATAGACGCTTGACCGGAATGACGGAGGAAATAGCACCGGCCGCGTGTAGACCACAACCCCTAGGTAGGGGACTCATACCTAAAACCGACAACACGAGGAGGCCGGGATCGGGCCAAAGCCCGAGACCGAGACCGGCCGACCACAACCAAAGGGGAAACGCATGACAAGCACAACATACGAAGCGCACTGCAGAAAACCCGGATGCACCTGTCAACACCTCGACTGCCACAGAGGCTGGCGAGACACTGAAATCACAGCTCCCAAGCAAGAAACCACACCATGCGAAAGATGCAGACCGGACACCCACCGGCGTTGGCTAGACCGGGAGGCCGCCCGTATGAAGGACTACCCCGGAGAGGCCCTCGAACGAATCATGCGAGGCACCAGCAAGTGAACCCAAGAAACAGTCAAGCCTACCGGGCATGGCGTACCCAGGTACTTAAACATTGCGAACCAGTCTGTATCCGGTGCGGTTACCCAGTCGATATGTCATTACCCGGCGCACACCCAGAAGGACCCAGCGCAGACCACGAACCACCCTTATCCGAAACAGGCGACATAGCACCAGGACTCGATGGATCAGGCATAGCCCATCTCAACTGCAACAGATCACACGGCGGCCGACTCGGCGCCGCGAAAGTCAACGCAAAACGCGTGACATCATCGAACAATCACGTTTTAAAAAAGCGACCCAACACTCCCGCCGCCCCCTCGCTTCTATCCCCCAGAGAGGCCAAGAACGCTCAGATACCGCCAGAAAGCCCTAGAACGCACCTAGAAGGCTTCGTTTTGCCCCGCTTGGAGTCGGGTATACCTGAGCAAGTACGGGGGTCCTACGGGCCGCAGGCTGCGGAGTGGGTCAAGGAGGCTTTTGGTCTGACTTTGCGTGACTGGCAGCGCTATGCACTCAGTCGAGCCCTTGAGCACGACGAGGAAGGTGCCCTGGTCTGGCCTACGGTGATGATCACGGTAGGGAGACAGTCGGGAAAATCGGTACTTTCGCGGGCCGTGTGCATGTGGCGGCTCCATCACGCAGATCTTTTTGGGGAACCTCAAACGATCCTGCATGTGGCTAACAGGCGGTCAACTGCTATGGAAGTTATGCGCCCGGCTGGACTTTGGGCCGTGGAAAAATATGGCAAGAAAGCAACCCGGTGGGGAAACGAAAATGCAGGGATCGAACTACCGACAGGTGACAGGTGGCTCATCCATGCCGCTAACGACTCCGCAGGCGTCGGGTACAGCTGCTCCATGATCTTCGCCGACGAAGCTTGGAAGATCCCAAGGACAGTGGTCGATGATGCGCTTAGTCCGACTATGGCCGAAAGAAACCAGCCTCAAATATACCTGGTGTCAACTGCAGGCGATTCGACTTCAGATCTGATGACCGCGTACCGGCAACGTGCTCTGGACCGGCTGGACGATTCGGACCCCGGTCAAGTCCTTTTGCTGGAATGGTCAGCGCCAGCGGAGGCAGACCCCGATCTAGTGGAAACGTGGAAATGGGCCAGCCCCGAATGGACAGACAAGCGGGAAGGGTTTCTACGACAGCAATGGGCCAACGTCGAGGAATCCGCATGGCGTAGGGAATACCTAAACCAGTGGGTCATTCGTTCTGATCATTGGTTAAAGGATGCTGCATGGACTGGAACCCTCGACCCTGACCTAAAACTTCCCGAAAAAGCAACCTGGTCTATCGCGGTCGAATGTGACTTCGACGGAATGGGCCACGCCGTAGCTATCGCCGCTCCCTTGGAGGACGGCAATATCGGCGTCAAACTGACCACACATAGAACCATGCCAGAGGTCGACGCTCGATTAGCAGAAATACGGAACCAACACCCGACGGTGTACGTCCAAGTAACCCCCGGTTATGTCGACCGGCTCCGATCACCATTTGACAGCCTGGTCGGACAGCGCGAGGCCGCAGGTGCGACACAAACCCTCCTAGACCTATTCGACCGCAAGGCTCTCAGGCATGACGGCTCACAAGTGCTGCAAGAACACTTAGCATCCTCGACGGTCAGCCGCAGGCAAGGTGGCTGGGTACTGACGGCACCGATGGGTCGAGGAGGCGTGTACGGTGCGCGGGCCGTCATGTTCGCAGTAGCACAAGCATCTAAGACACCTAGGCCTCTTGCCATGATTAGGACACGCCGAATGCGGTAGGTACTCAACGTCATACGTTCGTGGTAAAAGGTCTACACTTGCAACGTGGCGTTTCCCCGTTCACTCTCTATCGTGCGGGGCCAATCCAAGATAGCCGAGTCTCTTGGGGCTCCAACTAAGGCTGAGGATTCGGCTCCGCACGTCAGGGAGTCAGGTGGTAGTTGGCTCTTGCGTTTGACCCAGTTTCCAGCGGGTGCGCAAGTCTCTAGGGATGCCGCCCTCCAAGTCCCCGCGCTTAATAAAGCCCTCCAGACGTATACCAGGGCGATCAGCGCTTTCCCGCTACGCGAATATGTCGGCCTCGACGAAACCGTCGCCCGAGACTTCCTACGTCAACCAACGCCCGGCCTTTCCTATTCCGCCCTCATGGCACGCACCATCCAAGACCTGCTGCTATATGACCGCGCCTATTGGCAGGTGACAGCACGCAGTTGGGACGGCTTCCCATCACAAGCCGCCCGCCTGATCCCCGAATACGTCACCGATCCGCTATACCCTTGGGACCGGCCGCCAGTCGAGGTCGACTACCAGGTCTGGTACAACGGCGTACCCGTCCCAGCCCGAGACCTGATCCGCTTCGAGGGAGACGGAAACGGCGGATGGCTCGTAACCGGGGCAACAGCAATCAACACAGCTGCAGCTCTCGAAGCCGCAACGCAAAACATGGCAAATATCCCCATGCCAGCCACCATCCTCAAAAACACGGGCGCAGATCTGCCAGCCGAACAGGTCGACGCGCTACTCGATGCCTGGGAAGAAGCCCGAACAAACCGAGCCACCGCCTACCTAAACTCCACCATCGACACCAAAACAATTGGCATGAACCCAAACGACCTACAGTTGGTTGAGGCCCGAGAGGCATCAGCCAGGGCAATGGCACGCCTAGCCAACATCGATCCATTGTTCGTGGGCGCAGGAATTCCCGGGGCATCCCTTACCTACACCAACCGCGTAGACCTGTACCGGGGTCTGCTCGACCTTAGCTTGACGCCCGTAATGAACCTTGTCTCACAACGTTTGTCTATGAATGACATTACGCCACGGGGCCACACCGTCACGTTTGACACGTCCGTGTTCCTGAGATCCAACACAGATCAGGCCGTGGCCCTTATTAAGGAAATGCTTCCCGCTGGCGTTATCACCGTTAACGAGGCCCGGGATATTCTGGACCTTCCCGATCTTATGTCCATTGACGAAAACCCGGGAGTTATCTAAATGCATACCCTTCAGCTCGAATCCGAATTTGTGATTGAGACCCGCGAGGACTCCGGCGACATCGCCGCGACGTTCTACGGTCGCGCCGTCCCCTACTCCACAGAAACTCAGATCGGTGGCGTTCGTGAATCATTCGCTCCTAACGCGTTTGATACGGCATCGGTTATCGGCAAGCCCATTGCCTACCGTCACGGGGAGCCCATCGGAGTAATTACAGGCGCGACCAACGAGGCCGACGGGCTCTACATCGACGGAACCATTGTAAACACGGTGCTAGGACGCGACGCCGCCACCCTGATGCGCACAAAATCAGCCAAAGGGCTTTCCGTCGGATTCACTCCAACCAAATCCGTTTGGTCTAAAGCCAAAGATGCCGTAACCCACATGGCCGCCACCTTGGCCGAAGTTAGCGTCACCCACATGCCCGCCTACCCGACAGCCGGTGTAAGCGTGATCCGAGAGGAAAAGGAAATGTCAGTTGAGACCGTCGAGGTTGACGCCACCACGGCGGCGACCGCAGACATCGAGGCCCGTGAGGCCATTGCAGATGTACGCCGAGAGGTGCACGAGCTTGCCGCTAAGGCTTTCGTGTCCGAAGCCAAGCACGAACTCGCTCAGTTCCGTTCGTTCGGTGACTACCGTATGGCGGTCATGTCCGGCGAGGTTGAGAACCGCGCTCTTTTTGATCAGGTAACCGACAATAACCCTGGCGTGCTGCCACCAAATTGGTCCTTTATCGTTCGCGGTATCTTCGATCTGGGCCGCCCCACGGTCAACGCTTTCGGGGTCGAGTCAGCAGGCACCAGCGGCACCACCATTAACTGGCCCTACTGGACCGGCGACCTGACCGAGATCGTGGCCGAGCAGGTCGACGAGAAGGACGAAATTAATTCGGTTGAGATCAGCATCCTGAAGGGCACCGCGACGCTTAAAACCTATGCCGCGGGCTCCGACGTGTCCTACCAGCTGCTCCAGCGCTCCAACCCGTCGTACGTCGACGCTCACAGCCGCATCATGCTGAACTCGTACGTTCAGGTGACCGACATCGCGTTCGTCGCAGCGGTTTACGGCGCTCGTACCCCGTACGCCTACGACATCACGACAGACACGGATGGCTCAGACTTCCGTGAGGCCGTGTTCGGTGCATCGGTGAACGTCCAGACCGCGACCGTCATGCCCGCCGAGTTTGTTCTGGTGTCCCCGAACGTGTTTAAGAAGATCGGTGGCTGGTCCACGTTCTTCCCGAGCAACTACGGCACGTTTAACGTTTCGGGTACGGCAGTAGCCAGCACGCTTGGCGTCAACGTGTCCGGCCTGCCAGTCATCCTCGACCGCAACATCGGCGGCAACGCGATCCTTGTCTCGAACCGTGAGGCAGCCCGTTGGATCGAGGACGGCCCACGCTTCGCGCAGGTCGAGAACGTCGCCCAATTGGGCCGCGACGTGGCTATCTACGGCTACGGAGCCTCGCAGATCATCTCCGGCGCAGGCATCCAGTCCCTCGAGGACTAATCCAGTAAAGGGAGGGGACCGACAATGGCGCTCGTAACAGGCGAGGAACTAGCAATCGCGCTAGACCTCGACTACGAGGACGAGGTTACAGCTGCGACACTTGACCAGGTCGCGGCAGCTTCAGATGACATTGTCGGTTCCCTCCTGACCACTGGGGCCTACGAGGAGGAGCCACCCGCCTGCAAGGAAGCCGCGCTATCGGTCGGGGTCGAGATTTTTCAGGCACGTACGGCAGCTGGTGGGCAAGCCGTAAGCACTGACTTCAGTGCGGGGCCATACCGGCTATCAGTGTGGCTTACGCGCAGGGTGCACGCACTCATAATGCCGTATGCCAACGTTGGCGGGCTGATCGGATGACAGCCCTCTCGACTGAGGCCCGGCAGGAAATCGTCGATTCTCTCAGCGGTATCGGAATTAGGGTCTATTCCTACGCCCCGCCGGTCCCATCCCCGCCTTGCGTCGTCGTTATCCCTG